AACCGTTGGTGGAATCAACCGTGCAACCGCTGGTAACGAGTACTGGCGTTCGTACGAGGAGAACACCGCAGGTGCTTTGACCCTCGCCCAGATGTCCACGGCGTACAACAGCGTGTCGGTCGGTAACGACCACCCAGACATGGTGCTGACGACCCAGACCCTGTTTGAGAAGTATGAGGCTCTTTTGCAGCCGCAACTTCGTTACACCGACACCAAGACCGCAGATGCTGGCTTCCAGAACCTGCTGTTCAAGGCTGCTCCTGTTGTTTACGATGAGCATTGCACCGCTGGTATTGTGTACTTCTTGAACAGCAAGTACCTGACCTTGGTTGGTCACTCAGGCAAGTGGTTTGAACAGACCGCTTTTGTTCGTCCTGAGGACTTGGATGCTCGTTACGCACTCATCATGTGCTACGGCAACTTGACCTGTCGCAACGCTGCGAAGCAAGGTAAGTTGACCGCCAAGACGGCGTAAGTTAACCGATTATGGCGATGGGGGCGCAAGCCCCCATTTCCAACTTATTAAAAAAAACTTCAAAATTTAGGAGAAAAAAATGCCACTAAAATCAAACGACAATGGCGCAATTGACCGTACACGACTCGCCGCTTGGGCAACCAAGGAAGAGTTGGTATCGGTAGTTGCAGCAACTGACGCAGCAACCGTACAAGCAGCAGCAACTCTTGCTGGTGCAGCAACTACACTGTACACGATGACCCCAACGGCAAGCCGCACCTTGACCACACCAACTGGTGCGGAACTTGGTGCAGCGTTCACAGATGAGGGTGTCGGTTCAAGTTTCCGTTTCACCGTTGTCAACGCCGCCGCAGCAACCCACCCAATCGTGGTAACTGCTGGTGCTTCGGGTGTAACACTTGTTGGTGCATCGGCAACCTTCTCGGTTGCAGCAGCATCATCTGCATCGTATATTGCAGTGTTTACCGCAGCGAACACGGTAAGCATCTACCGAGCATAGTTTCCTTTTTGGGGAACATTTATCATAATGGTGGGGGGAGAAATCTCCCCACCATTATTTATATTTAGGAGCATTTATGCCACAAAAGTATCGCATTTTGGCGAGCCACGCAGATGCCAAGCCGAAGGCTGGGACAGTTACATCTAATTATCCCAAGAAGGCTGCATCCACCAAGTCTAAGTCTAAGAAGGTTAGGAGTTACTAATGCGCAAGCCTGCTATTCAAGCCCGTCAAGGTCACGCTCGTGGCTTGGACGATATCGGTAAGGGAATCCTTAAGGGAGCCAAGAGGGCTGCCAAGAAGGCTGCGAATGACATTCCAGACCCGAAGTATAAGAAGAATCCGTACAATAAGAAGGGTGGTCTTACCAAAGACTACAAGGATTATGTTCTCAGGAACATGAAGGGACATTACTAATTATGGCACAAGCACGCAGACCCAAGGCTAACATTTGGGACGATATCTGGAAGCAGGCTAAGAATGCTGCTAAGCGTGGCAATAAGGAATTGGCTGCTCAACTGTCGGCTAAGGCGCAGAAGGCTGCTGATGATGCCGCTAAGAATGCGAAGGGCAAGGCTGCTTTGATTCGTGAGTGGGACCGCAAGTTGGGTGCCGACTACTACATCAACCGTGATATCACCAGCGCAAAGACTCGTGGACAGAAGGCTGCTTATGAATCTCGTAAGCGTGGTTTTGAATCCAAGACTAAGGGTGTTGGCGCACGCCAGCAGGCTAACCCATCTAAGGCTATTGATGCTGCTGCTGCTCGTCAGCAAAAGCGTGCAGATTGGGTTAAGGCTGGTGGAAGAAATGCACCACAGAATGCTGCTGGTCGCCGTACCAAGGCTGAGCAGGCTCGGAAGATTGTTCGTCAGGAATCAACTGCTGCTAGCCGTGCTGCTAGCCGTCAGCGAATGAAGAACAAGATTAACCGTGCAAGAGGTCCTCGCTAAACATGGCTAAGATGCCAAAGAAGGATTCTGGTTTGTCGCTTGACGAACTGAATAAGTTTTTGGTTAAAACCTTGTTGGGTTCTGAGTCCGAGGCGTTGTTGAAGCAGGCTGGTTCTGTTGAAGCCCCACGAGGGCGACAGGGAAATATGGTTAATCAGTTTGGTTCTTTGGGTATGACTCCTGAGACACAGAAAATGGTTGCTAAGATGGGGTTGGGCGGCAAGGCTGCCGCCTATAGTAATGTTGCCGACTTGTTTGGTGTCAAGGATGCCTACAAGTTTTTGGAGTCTGGTAACCCGTCAAATGCTGCTTGGGCTGCCCTCAGTGTTGCGCCTTTTGGCGCACCAAAGGGTGCTGGTAAAAAGGTTGCCAAACAGGTTAATGCTTTGGCTTCTTATTTGCTGGGTTTGTTCGGTAATTAAAGGGGTTTGGGGGAACCATTCCCCTATTTATGATGAATACTCCTCCTGTCCACGCCCAAGCCTATTATGGAACCCCTGTTGGTGGTCAACGGCTGAACGCCGTTGCCAACGCCCGTATCGCTGCTCCTAGTGGACCGTATCTTGGTCGTGGTGACAAGTGTGAAGGTAACGATGATACCTGTGGCGCAAACAAGGTGCGTGGACAGCGGTTCTGCGCTGGACACATGAAGCGTGCCAAGGCTGAGATTCCGAAGGATGCTGCTTAATGGCTTATAATCAGATGACTGCTGCCGCTTTGCGTCAGACGGTTCGTGATATCACGGATTTGGATGCTGAGGACCTTCCCGATTCGTTGTTGAATCTGTATTTGCGTGACGGTTATTATCGTATTCTTGACCTTGAGAAGCGTTGGTCTTGGTTGGAGAAGTCGTTTACTTTTAATACGGTTGCTGAGCAGCGTGCTTATACGATTTCTGCGTTTACGGCTGACCCGATTGCTCAGGTTGTTTCTATTGTGGACCCGACTGGTGTTGGTACTCGTTTGCAGATGGTTGGGCATGATGAGGCTGAGCAAACCTATATGGGGTCCTATGATATTTCTGGTGACCCACTGTTCTATAGCATTTGGGAGGGTAAGGTTCATTTGTTTCCAAAGCCGAACAATGTTCGGACTTTGACGGTTCGTGCGTATCGTGAACCGATTGACTGGATTACTACTGAGGGGTATGTTGATGCTGCACCGAATCTGCATTTTCCGTTGGCGTATTATGCGTGTAGTCGTGTGTATCAGCGTCTTGAGGATACTGTGATGGCTGATACCTACAAGCGTTCGTTTGATGAGGGTGTTTCTATGGCTCGGGATGCTATTCAGAAGCCGAACAGTCATGCGCATTTGGTGTTGTCTGCTGGTCATACGGCTGGTCGCCCGACCTTTAATGGGTGGATGCAGAGCCTCGGTAGAACGCTAGGGCAGTAGCCGTGGCTGGGTTGAATATTGTTGAGGTCAGTGATTTTACTGGCGGTTTGAATTATCGTGCCGACCAGTTTCAGTTGTCCAACTTTGAATCTCCCGACATGTTGAATGTTGAGATTGACCCTCGTGGTGGTGTGTTTAGTCGTGGTGGTCAGCATCAGTTGAACACCACAGCGGTGTCTGGTACTTGGAGTCCTGAAAGGTTGTATCCTTTTTATGGGGATACAAGCACTGTTATGTTGACGAACGCCAACAAGATTTGGCGTTCTACTGGCGGTAACTTTACCACGCTTCAATCATCCGCTGGCGTGGACATAACCTCTGTTAGTGCGCATGGTGCTTGTATGGCGCAGTGGGGCAAAACATTGTATATGGTTTGTGGTTCTGGTGGTAGTGGTGGTTTTGCTTGGAAAACCACCGACACCTATGCTACTGTTTTGACGGCTAGTGGGAATAACCCCAATGCTTGGCAGACTACGCCTGATAATTCACGCAAGATGCCAACTGCCGAACACATTATCGTTCATGCTAACAAAATGTTTATCGGATATGTTACCGAAGCATCTTTCGGCAACGCATCAGCAACTTATCCGAATCGTATTCGCTGGTCGCTGGAAAACTCTCCAGAGAACTGGGATGAGGATGATTATATTGATATTCAGGGTGGCGGTACTGGTATTACTGGTTTTGCTGTTGTGAACGGTCAGTTGGTTGTGTTCAAGCCCAGTGCCGTGTATTTGGTTTTGGGTTACGACTCG